CTGTGTAGTGTGCTTAATCAGCACGCTACACATTTATTAGAAACCAACCGCTACACGCGAGAACTTTACACGGGTCACAAGATGATGACGTACGCTTTTCGAACTGCGTCGTCGTTTTCTGATCTTTGTATAGCTTTTTGCTGTAATTGTTGTTCTTTTTGAACGATGTGTACTGTATTGTTTTATTCAAACTTGCAGACTATTTCTAGCCCCCCCAGGCAGTCGTGATTACTACATCACGCATGCGGACACTTAACTGTGCGCATACCCTTAAATGGGGTCCGTCTTTTTGACGGATTTGAAAATTTTGTTCCTCTTTTAATATATGAAGAAGAGGTTTTTGCCGGGTACACCCCGGCATTTGTGAATCATGCCATATTTGGCATGTATATGGGCGTGCTCTGTACGCGCGTATTAATGATAGGCTTCGGTCTAAAGAGATTTTTACTCTATTTTTGGTGATAAATATACCAATAAAATGAGCTGAAGGTGAAAAGCCTTACTTTATGTGCACCGCACTTTAAAACGGTATTTGGAGCCGAGTGCCCAATTGTCTGAACGAACTGACATCATCGCACGCCCGTGGAAGGCGTGGACTGGATTGAAGTTTACTAATGATCGTTGTAATCACTCGGTGTAGAGAAATTGGAAGATCTCTATGCCCCAGATCTGATTGGACCCTAGAGCTATGAGCTAGCCTCAGTCACTGCCGACAAGTGTCGGTAAGGCTGAGTTTATAGGCCTTTGTGCCGCTCATCAAGTAAGGAAAGATCTAAGCGAACCCACCGTTCTGGTCGAAAATGAAAACTTTTAAGTTAGTAATTTAGCCCGCGCCTGAAAGTGGCTTGTTGTATTACAAGTCGGAAAAGGAACCGCAGACGAACTGGTGGGTGAGGAAATTTTGAACGCCACCATGTACTTAATTAACCCTTCCACCACAAACAGCGTGGGGCCTGCAAGCCCCACACCCATCGCAGCGTCATTCGCTGCATCGGGAAACCCCCAGGCCATCTTTTTGGCTCGCGCTTTCGCAGCGCAACTGGCACGGTCCCAAACCCCCTGGGCATTACCAGACGATTTTGAGACCCAGGTCTTGATCTCGCTTAGTGCCCATGCCCCACAGTTCGCCGAAACCGACTGGCTCGACGAGTTTCTCGCTAAGGTGAGAACACTCCTCTCGGACCTCGATATCGACGGTACTGCCATTCTCGAGAAGGTGGAGCATTGTGCCGTGTTCGCATGGCAGATGACTCGTGCCAACTCATTTGTTGACTACACTTGCGCTCTCTCCGCACTCTTGTCTAGCATGTTCGGCTCCAGCCTTACGCGCTTGACTACGGAAACGTTCGCCCAACGCTTTGCCGATATCTTCGCCACCGCTCAAGACATTGTTGCTGACCTGCCTGACGAGCACGCAGCACAAAGTGCGGAGGAGTTCTTCATGAATATCCGCGAGAGGTTTGACTTCTTCACCAATCTCGCCGATCTGCCCATCATGACCAAGATGTATAAGCTCCTGCTACACATCCTCAGCAACTCGCTTTTGGAACCTCTTGGGGTAACATTTGCCTCCCTCGGCTATACGAAATTCGAGGAAGAAGCCGTTAAGCGAGCCCATGGCTCCAAATTCGGTTTTTGGCACAGCCTCTTCGACTCCGTGTCCATGTTTTGCGTCATGCTGACCAAGTCAGTCAAAGTTGGCAGTTGGCAACCCTTCTTGCACAACGCGACGTCATACGAAGCGTGGTGTACCGAAGCGTTCGACTTGAAAGGCAAGGCGCAATTCATCGGCAATCCTGACGCCGTGGGCTTCGACTACTTCGAGTTCCGACAACGTCTCGATGACGCCATCGAGAATGGCGAGGCCATCAAGCGTCACATCCCCACGAGCAAACGCCGCGAGTTTGATGTGGTGCGGAACATCTGTGCCGACCTCAGTCTCATCAAGGACACCATGCTCACGCGCAGTGCCGCCCAGGCTTCACGTGCAGCACCATACGGCATCCTGCTTTCGGGCGGATCAAGTATCGGCAAGTCGAACTTTTGCGAGATTCTTTTCACGTACTTTGGCCAACTCTTCGGACACCCAGTGACTTCGGAGTACAAGTACACTCGCAATTTCAACGACGCGTTTTGGAGCGGATGGACCACCTCCAAGTGGTGCATCGTACTCGACGACGTCGCCGCTCTGCACACGCGTTTCCAGACGCCAGAACCTACCATCCAGGAGGTCATTCAGGTACTGAACAACACAGCGTTTGTGCCCAACCAAGCAGAACTGGCCGACAAGGGCCGAACGCCCGTCTTGGCCAAACTCGTAGTAGCAACCTCCAACACAACGGACATGAATGCTAGTAACAACTACGGGTGCCCTTTGGCCATTCAGCGGCGTCTCCCCTTCGTCGTAAGGTTGCGTCCCAAGTTGCGATTCGCCCGTGACGACTCCCGCGAGATGTTGAACCCCGCCAAGCTCGTCAAAGCTGCCCCTGGCTGCTACGACGACTATTGGCACATCGAGGTTAACAAAGTCGTTCAGGACGGAGAAGGAGTTAAAGGGCAGCGTGCAAGGCACGTCATCATCGGCGTCTACGATGATATCCACGAGTTTCTCGAGTGGTTTGCTGGTTCATGCGTGCAGCACAGCGAACAACAAGAGTCTTTGCGTGGGGCTCATCAAGACATGGCAGCAATTGAAGTTTGTAAGGGGTGCTACCGCCCCCAAACCCTCTGCAAGTGCTTACCCATTCCTTGCGGAACAGAGATTGTCGCTCCTGCGCTTTCTGTGATCCTCGAGGAGGAAGAATTGCCAACTGCGGCAGCTGAAGTCGATCAGATCGAAGAACGACGCAGTACGTGCCCCCAGGATCGAGGGGAGTATATGGACCAGACCCTCATCGAGACTTTGGACACTGCCAGTGCGGCGGTTCAGGTCTTTCGATGGACGACCAGCGCCTATGGCATCATGACAGCGTGGTGCACCGTTGCGGCTGCGGTCATGGCACATCTTCTCATGCTCTACTACTGCTTCCGCAGAAGTATCATTGGCTTCCTTGCACGGCGATTTGGCATTTTCGTGCGTTTCCAGGCTAGTGAAGCCAAGCGCATTGCCCTTGCCGAGTTGCATATGCTTGGAGAAACCATGTCCCAGAGGTTGGCACCACTGAAGGACCACGGCAAGGTCTTCGCAGCTACTGCTGGCATTTTTGCTATTGTTGTTGGCGCCTACAAGATTTCCCACCATTTCCGGGGGGAAGGCGCCATCCGCGAGACAACAACAGCAACCACCGCCCAATCCGAGCTTCAAGAAGTCGGCGCGCGTCCTAAACCCGTAGAGGAGGAGCGTGTCAACGTCTGGTACAATGAAGTGTTGGCGGTGACGCCATTTGACGTAGCATATGGCAGTGCCTCCCTGAAGGGCAACTCGCAAGAAGAAGTCGAGACGCTCATCAAAGGACATGTCATCCGCCTGCGCATGCATGCTTCAGGTGGCAAGATCCGTAACACTGGTGCACTAGCTCTTGGGAGCTGGTTGTACGCCGTCAACCTCCATGCTGTTCCAGACGAGGATTCGTTCCTTGTCGAGCTCATTCAGGCTTCAGCCAAGGAGGGAGTTAATGCGAACCTTGAGTTCCTTCTCTCGCAGACCAGCATCATGCGCTTTCCAGAGCGCGATCTTGCGATCCTCATCATCAAGAAGTTGCCACCCCGCCGCAGTCTCTCACACATGCTAGTACGGCCAACCTTTACGGGTCGGTACATTGGCAAGTACATCACACGTGCACGTGAAGGCTTCACCACCGAGAATAAAGTGGTAGACATCAAGCCCCACACGTTCACTTGGGTCACTGGAAAACCCGCGCTTGCGTGGGTTGGTACATCAGAAGACCTGACCGTGTACGGAGATTGTGGTGCTCCTCTCATCGCACATACCCCAACAGGCCCCGTAATTCTTGGTATCCATGCTGCTGGTAACCCAAGTCAATCCGTGGTTAGCACGCCCATCTTCCAGGAAGATGTTGAAGCAGCACAGGCTCATTTCGGAGGTTACGCCATGCAGTCGGGTGAGCCTACCATCAACAGCGAGACAGCACCCATTCGTGCAGTGGTGCCCGTGCACAAAAAGAGCCCTCTTCGGTTCTTCCGCGAAGGCAACGCTAACGTCTATGGTTCTTTGACGGGACCGCGAGCCCGTCCCAAGTCCTGTGTTGTGCGGACAGCCATGGCCGATGCAGCTGAAGAGCGCGGTTACCGTCAGAAGTTTGGACCCCCCGTTCTTTCGGGGTGGCTCCCCTGGCGGTTGGCGTACCAAGACATGCTCCAGATCCCGACAGCTTTCCGTTCCGACATCCTTCAAGCAGCAACGCGCGGATTCACGCAGGACATTCTCAGTCTCCTCCATCCTGAAGACCTCGCAGAGGTGATGGTTTATGACATGTTCACTGCGTTGAATGGAGCACCGGGCGTAGCTTATGTCGACAAGCTGCAGCGTAACACGAGCATGGGCTTTCCTTGGAACCGTTCCAAGAAGTACTACCTCACAGCCCTGCCCATGCAACATGGCGTGCCCGATCCCGTGTCTATCAGCCAGGAAGTACTTGATCGCTCGCAGATCATCCTCGACAACTACGAAAAAGGCGTTCGCGCCATGCCCGTATTCAAGGCACACCTCAAGGACGAACCAACGTCCTTCAAGAAGATTGCAGCGTCCAAGACCCGTCTTTTTGGAGGTGCCCCCGTCGACTGGGCTCTCGTGGTGCGGATGTACCTCCTTTCGTTTATTCGTTTGGTGCAAAACAACCGCTTCATCTTCGAGTCCGCTCCTGGCACAGTCGCACAGTCATCGGAGTGGGGGGAGATTCGCTCTTACCTCACGTATTTTGGCACAGATCGTATCGTTGCGGGCGACTACAAGTCCTTCGACAAGTCCATGCCCCCTGAGTTCATTCTTGCGGCCTTCGAAATCATCATCGAAGTGTGCCGCGCTGCCGGTTTCACAGAGGAACAACTCCAGGTGGTGTGGGGCGTTGGAACGGACACCGCCTACCCTCTATACGACGTCAACGGCGACCTCGTGGAGTTTTTTGGCTCAGAGCCTTCGGGCCACAACCTCACGGTGATCATCAACGGCCTAGTCAACTGCCTTTACATGCGCTACGCCTACATTGTGCTGAATCCTGCTCACGAATGTTCGAGCTTTAAGGACAATGCGCACCTGATCACGTACGGTGACGACAACGTGCTCGGCGTCTCCCGTGACGCCTCTTGGTTCAATCACACTGCCATCCAGGCCGTGTTGGCGGACCATGGAGTAACGTACACCATGGCAGACAAGGAAGCCGCCACTGTTCCTTTCATCACCATTCAGCAGGTTTCCTTCCTCAAGCGTACGTGGCGCTTCGACGAGGACCTTAAGGACTATCTCTGCCCTCTCGAGCACGAGTCAATCGAGAAGATGCTCATCACGTGCGTCGCATCAAAGTCAGTCTCCCGCGAATACCAAGGCATCTCAGCCATAAGTAGCGCGGTGCAGGAGTACTTCTTTTACGGCAAGCGCACCTTCGTGGAGCGCAAGCAGATCTTGGAGGAGATCACGCACAAGGCTGGCCTCACCCCGTTCATTGAGGACAGCACCTTCCCCACCTGGATTACGCTGGCAAAGCGCTTCCAGGACTATGGCGCTCCGAAGAGGTGGAGTGATCAATTGTCCAAGGACAGAACCCGGGTGCCACGGCCCCCCCGAGAGCCCGCGAGCTCCAAATGGCCCAGACAAATGTCGCCCTCGCCCAACGGTGAGGTTCCGGAAGATGACCCCGACGAGGTCTTCTCTCCTCAAACACTCGTTCAGAACACGACAAAAGAGGATCTGGCGCGCTGTGGAATGCGCCAGCGTTATGCCGGGCCCCGAGATGGCCCGACCCTTGCAGGAGGTACCTGCGACTCCCCCTCTGTGGCAGGCGGGGAGAGCCAATTTTTGCCACCGGTGGACGCTCAGCAAGGCTACGTTCACCAAAGCGACGAGACGACCATCGATATCACTGGCATCGACTCAGGAGTAACCGAGACCACGAATCAAACGGTGAGTTTTCTCGATGAAGGTATCTCCTACAGTGTCGGTGCGGTCGCCGCGCATCCCAGCGTGGCCACCACAGATGCACTTGTCGGTGCAGAACTTGGGAGTTTTTTGAGTCGGCCTGCACAGATCGCGTCCTTCACGTGGAACGAGTCGGACGCTGTCGGTACGTCCCACACGTACAACGTCTGGCAACTCTTTTTCGCGAACACCAACATCCAAAACAAGCTGGCCAACTACGCCTGGCTTCGGTGTGATCTCAAGGTGAAGATCATGGTGAACGCGTCTCCCTTCTACTATGGCGCAATGATTGCGAGCTACCAGCCCCTTCAGAACTTTACGCCTAGTACGATCGTCAACGACACTGGCACGCGGTACTTCATCCCGTACTCCCAGCGTCCTCACGCGTGGATCTTTCCCCAGAACAACGAAGGTGCGGAGCTCTCGCTCCCCTTCGTCTGGCCTAAGAACTGGATCTCCACGCTCGTGAATCAAGACTTTCTCGACATGGGACTGCTCACGTTCCTGAACTACACTTCACTCGCTAGCGCAAACGGTGCCACAGGCACGGGCGTTACCGTCAACGTCTATGCCTGGGCGGAGAATGTAGTCTTGAGCGGCCCTACCACTGGCCTCCTTCTTCAGGCTAAGGACGAGTACGGAACAGGCCCTGTCAGTTCGATCGCTTCTGCGATCGCGATGGCCGCTCAAAGCCTCGCCCGGATTCCTCTCATCAGACCGTATGCTACTGCTACACAGATGGGAGCCTCCTCCATTGCGCGAGCCGCCTCAGCTCTGGGTTACTGTAACACGCCTGTCATCGAAGATACGCGTCCAGTACGACCCAGTCCGTGCCCCGTGCTAGCATCGACCGAACAAGGCTACCCGCTCGATAAGCTCACGCTCGATCCGAAGAACGAACTCTCGATCGATCCCGCCTTGGTGGGCCTCGGGCCCGCCGACGAGCTGAGTATCACGAGCCTCATCACACGCGAGTCGTACCTCACAACTGCCACGTGGTCAAGTACCAACGCGGTGGACACGTTGCTATTTCAGAGTGCAGTGTCTCCGATCATGTTTGACATGGACACCTCCACCCAAGCAAAGCTCTATCTGACCCCTTCGGGTTGGGCCGCCCAGCTTTTCGAGTACTGGCGCGGTGATTTCATCTTCCGCTTTCGCTTCATTGCCACGCAGTTCCATCGTGGTCGAGTCCGCATCGTGTACGATCCTAGCGCGAGTGCAGCGCAGAACATCTCCACGGTTACGGCCACGCAGGTACCATGCTTTAACGAAGTCATCGATCTCACCAAGGACACCAATGTCGAGGTCCGAGTACCGTATGCCCAGGCCCTCGCCTGGTGCAAGACGTTCAAACCTACGAGCACATCGCAGATCCCATGGACCACAAGTGCCACGCCAACGTTCAATCATGTTGCAGGAACAACCAACGGTCAGATCGTTATGCGAGTGGTCACGGCTCTTTCGGGACCTTTGACCACCACAAGTGTTCCCATCCTCATTTCGGTGCGCGCTGCAGAGAACCTAGAGTTCGGCGCACCTCAGGATGTTCACCCGCGTTATTCGCAATTTGCGCCCCAGTCCCTTACCGAGTACGACGCTACTGTGTCAAACTTGGTCGTGACCGGATCGTCTGCGGCGAACGATCCCCATCGCTTTTTGGTCAACCATGGCGAGGCCGTCGTCACCTTGCGCCAGCTCCTGCGGCGCTCGACGTACTCGTGGACTTGGTACGACGTCGGCTCACCGTCCAGCCTCCTCAGCTGGACTTCGTACATTTTCCATCGTTTGCCGCGAACGTATGGATTTGATCCCGCCGGTGTCAACTCGGCAAAAGGCCTTAACGTGCCTGTCACGACGTTTCCCTTCAACATGGTCAGTAATCACCCCATTACGTGGGTCTCCATGTGTTTTGTTGGCACACGCGGGTCTGTGAACTGGACTGCGAACTGCGTTACAGGATCGACCACGTCATCCTCCACGCCGAGTTTCTCCATCGGGCGACGCTCCACTCTCGCAGCCTACGGCATCGTGGCCGAGACAGTTCCCACTATTGTGACCTCGGGTGGATTCGCGTCGTGGGCTCTTCTCGCACACCGATTCAACAGCGCAGCAGGTCTGGCCTTAACCAACCCCACCACCTGCAGTATGTTGACTGCGGCCTGTCCCATGTACTCCGCGTACAAGTTTCAGACCACTGATAAAATCAACATCACCGCTCCGTCATCGGAGGATGACTCGCAACTCAACGCTTTCATCCTCAACGCCCGCACCTTCTGCGGCGGTCTTAACGGCTTCGAGCTGTACGCCGCAATCGGGACTGACTTCAACCTCCACTTTTTCCTTAACGTGCCCACCCTCTGGGTGTACGCGACTGATCCTGTGGCGGCGTAGTACGCCCAACACAAAAAACCTTAAAAACACATTGATCGACAATCGATGTGCATATTCCGGCATGGTCGGAAGGTTTCTCCTCGTATAGGAGTTTCTAAAGCACTTAGTGCGTCATTTTCACATACTTTCAGTAGTTTCTTCTTGGCGCACCCGCGCCTGGAATAGATTTTCCCGGTGCCTCCCCGTAAGGGTAGGTATTTGGTCTTTCGAATTTTAGCTCAGAGCAATAATCATGACATTTTCACTATGCTGCAAAACCATGTAGTAAA